AGTAAATTTCTACTGCCTCAAAACTAGCAAATCTGGAAAACAGGGTCGAAACAGGCTGTCGATTCTGACCGGCTCGTGCGATCGGTCGCGCCGCAGTGTATCCGCGTGCCGCAGTCTGTTTCAGCCCGATTGATAGAGGGTTGTTTCGCGGAGGTCATCGAATGCCGGGAAGAGGAAGACCGCCGAAGCCGACGCGAGTGCTGGAGATGAACGGCTCGTTCAAGCACAATCCCGGCCGCAGACGTGCGCGCGAGAACGAACCGAAGACCGGGAAGTGTTTCGACTTCCCGCCGCCTGACGAGTTTCTAATTCCGGAACCGCAGATGGGATATCAGCGCGCCGCGCGGCTCAAGAGGGAATGGGATCAGCTCGCGCTTGAAGGTCCGGATATCGGGTACGCATCCCGCGGTACGGTCGTGAGCCTTTGCATGATCAAAGCTGAGATGTGGCTACAAACCGCGGGATCGAAGCGGCTCGCGCAACTTACGAACACAGAAGACAAGCTCAGGAGCTCGCTCGGGTTGACCGAAGTGAGCCGACCGAAGGTCAATGCTGCAAACAACGCCAACAGTGCCCGCGGAAGCACCCTTGCCACGCTCGCGCAAGACGCGCGCGGTCAACGCCGAGCCTGATCTCCGTCACGCGGAGATCGCGCACCGGTATGCAAGGGAGGTCGTCGCCGGGTTGATCCCTGCTTGTAAGTGGGTGGTGCTTAGTTGCAAGCGGCATCTTCGAGACCTTGAGCGGCAGAGATCGAAGGATTTTCCGTATCGATTCGACGGCAAGCTCGCGGGCCGGGCCTGCCGTTTCATCGAGGAGCTTCCCCACGTTCGCGGTCAGTGGGCACGCGCCGCGGTCGGCGGCTCCGATCGGATCCACTTAGGCGCGTGGCAGGTCTTTATCGTTGCCTGTTTGTTCGGATGGGTTGAGAAGCGGAGCGGGCTCCGGCGCTTTCGTGAAGCTCTTGTACTCGTTCCGCGGAAGAATGGGAAGTCAACACTCGCCGCGGGTATCGGTCTTTACATGCTTTGCATGGACGGCGAGTACGGCGCGGAAGTGTACTCAGGCGCCACTACCGAACGGCAGGCGATGGAGGTCTTTCGCTCGGCGTGGCAGATGGCGCGCAAGACGCCGGAGCTCGCGCAGTACTTCGGCGTGAAAGATGCGGTCAAGAGTCTCTATATCGAAGACGATGGAAGCCGCTTTCAGCCGATGGTCGGCGATCCCGGCGATGGAAGTTCGCCGAGTTGCGCGATCATCGACGAGTACCATGAGCACGCGACAAGCGCGTTGCTCGATACGATGCAGACCGGAATGGGAGCGCGCCAGCAGCCGCTCCTCTTCGTGATCTCGACCGCGGGCTCTTCGGTCGAAGGTCCATGTCATACGATGCAGCGCGAAGTGGAGATGATGCTCGAAGGTCGGATCGAGAATGAGCGGCGCTTCGGGATTATTTTCACGATCGATCAGGAGGATGATTGGAAGTCAGACTCGGCACTAAGAAAAGCAAACCCAAATTACGGCGTATCCGTCTCAGAGAGCTTCCTTCGCGAAGCGCAGGCGGGCGCGATCCAGTCGAATCACAAACAAAACGTATTCCGGACAAAGCACCTAAACGTCTGGGTTAACGCCGCGGCGGGCTGGATGAATATGGCGCACTGGGACGCGTGCGCCGATCCGACTCTTACGCTCGCCGATTTCGAGAAGAAGACTTGTTACGAGGGTGTCGATCTGGCCGCAAAGATCGATCTCGCTTCGCGGTGTAAGGTCTTCCCGCGGCTCGAAGCCGGAGCACTTCATTACTATGTTTTCTCGCGTCACTACGTGCCGATGGATCGCGTACAGGACGGCGAGCACGAGCACTATGAGCGGTGGGTTGCCGATCGATCGCTCGAAGCAATTCCCGGTCCAGAGATTCAACTCGGCGTCATTCAGAAAGAGATCGAGGAAGAGATTCCGCGCTTCGATCGGAAGTGTATTGCTTTCGATCCGTGGAGCGCGCTCCAGATGCAGCAAGACCTTCAGGCGAAGCTCGGCGAAGACGTGGTTGTCTCGATCCCGCAGACTACGCAATATCTCAGCGAAGCGATGAAGGAAGTCGAAGCCGCGGTAATGAGCGGCCGCTTTCATCACAACGGCGATCCGGTGCTCGCGTGGGCTATCTCTTGCGTTATCGCCCGGCCGGATAACAATGACAATCTTTTCCCGCGGAAGGAGAAGAACGGGATCAGCAAAATCGATCCGGCTTCCGCGCTCTTCAATGCGATCTCGCGCGCGATGGTGAACCGCACGAAGGTCTCCGTATACGCTTCGCGCGGGCTGGTAATGATCTGATGCTATGCCGCGACAGCTTTCGCTTTTCTCCCGAAGTTACGCTGCGATCGCGGAGGAGCTCTTGCAGGAGGAGCTCCACCCGAACGGGAACGGCCACCATACTGCGGCTGCGGTCGAGGAGCCGCCGGCAGTCGAGCCGGAGCTCTCGCCGGAAGAGCGCGCCCGCGGCGGGCGGCTTCCGACGCAGCCCGCGCTCTTCGATAAGGGCGAATGGTGGCACGAGCATTGGAAGGGAATGCCGGAGTTTGTACAGGAAGACCTGGCTCCGGTCAAAACTATTCACGTTCACTTTGAGAGTCGAGAGGATTACGAAGCATTCGCGAAGCTCGTCGGGCAGACGTTGACGATGAATACGCGCTCGATCTGGTATCCCGAAGCGGAGATCGGGCGAACGTATAACAAGCGGTATGTCGATGCGGATCCACCCGAGGAGCTCGGCGAAGATATCGAGGTCTTGGATTGAATCCGGTTTATCCGGTTTACATCATCTCCAAAGGTCGGTGGGAATCGCGGCATACCTCGAAAGCTCTCGAAAAGATGCGGATGCCGTACTGGATCGTCATCGAGCCGCAGGAATTCGAGAACTATGCCGCGGTGATCGATCCGGCGAAGATTCTTACACTGCCGTTTTCCAATCTTGGGCTCGGCTCGATCCCGGCGCGGAACTGGGTATGGGATCACGCGATCGAGATCGGAGCCGCGCGTCATTGGATACTCGACGACAACATCGAGGGATTCTACAGGCTGCATTACAACCTGAAGACGCCGGTCGCGAGCGGAACGATCTTTAGGGCTGCGGAGGATTTTGTCGATCGCTATGAAAATGTGGCGATTGCCGGGTTTCACTATCACATGTTCGCTTCGCGGAAAACCAAGATGCCGCCCTTCCTGCGGAATCGGCGTATCTATTCGTGCATCTTGATCCGGAATGATATCCCGTACCGCTGGCGCGGTCGCTACAACGAAGATACAGATCTGTCGCTTCGGGTCTTGAAAGACGGCTGGTGCACGATCCTGTTCTTCGCTTTCCTTGCCGGGAAGCTGCCAACGATGAGCGTAAAGGGCGGGAATACCGCGGAGCTCTACAAGGACGACGGGCGGCTGAAGATGGCCGAGTCGCTTCGCGAGCAGCATCCCGACGTGACGACCATCACGTGGAAGTGGGGCCGGTGGCAGCATCAGGTCGATTACTCCAGCTTCAAGCGGAACGAGTTAAAGCTCCGGCCGGGCGTAGTAATTCCCGACGGGCCGAATAACTACGGGATGGTATTACATATCGATCCGGAGCCCGCGAATGAAGCGAATTGACCTTCAGGACGTGTTACTCATCGCGGGCATTCTTCTGATCGTCGGCGGGATCGCGGCGTGGAGCCGACCGGCCGCGGCGATCGTGCTCGGTCTGTTCTGTCTTGCGTTCGTCTATTCGATCGCAACATCTCGCGCGCCTAACAAGCCGGAAGGGAAATGACGATGGGCGTACTCGCGCGGTCAGTCGGAATCCGAAACTATTCGGTGGAAGACCCGAGTCAGCCGTTGCTGCCGTACTCCCAACTTATCGAGTCACTCGGGATCGGCCGAACGGATTCCGGCGAGATCATCGACGAGAAACACGCTATGCGGTTGACGACCGCTTACGCGTGTATCAATAACATCGCTGCCGATCTCGGCGGGCTTCCGCTTCCGGTATATCAGCGGCTTCCGGATGGCTCGATCCGCGAAGCTCCGGAGCATCGTGTCTATCCGCTCTTCAACACCGCGGCGAATCGGTATATGACTGCGGCCGTGTATCGCGGCTGTATGTTAGCGTCGGTGCTCGGCTACGGGAATAGTTACAGCTTCATCCGGCGCGACGGCGCGGCGCGCGTGGTCGAGCTCATTCCGCTGCCTTCTGATAAGACCAGCCCGGTATTGCTGCCGGGTGAGGGGCCGAGCGGGAAGCGCACGTTAGTGTATGCGACGACCGCGACCGCCGACGGTCAGGCGAGTTATATGGACCCGGAGAACGTGCTCCACATCTCCGGTCTGTCGTATGACGGTTACGTGGGTATGTCGCCGATCCGGGTTTGTCAGAATGCCTTCGGGATCGGGATCGCCGCGGAGCGGTTCGGCGCGCGGCTCTTCGCGAACGGCGCGCGCGCTTCCGGCGTCCTGTCGCATCCCGGCACGCTCGGCACCGAAGCGCTGGAGAATCTCAAGAAGTCGATTAAAGAGATTCTGACCGGCTCGAATGCGCTCCGGCCGCTCGTGCTCGAAGAGGGTATGAAGTGGGAGCAGACGACGATCAACCCGAACGATGCGCAATTCCTTGAGACGCGGAACTTCCAGCGTGAGGAAGTCGCCGCGCTTTATCGGATGCCGATGCATCTGCTCCAGTCGTTACAACGTGCAACGAACAATAACATCGAGCACCAATCGCTCGACTACATTCGGACGTGCCTTCGTATGTGGGCGGTTCGCACCGAGCAGGAGATTAACCGGAAGCTGCTGGCGCCACCGTATTTCATCGAGCACGACTTCAACGCGTTCCAGCGTGGCGACTTCGCGAGTCAGACGACCGGTTACGCGCTCCTGCGGAATTGCGGTGTGTACTCGGCGAACGATATTCTGCGCAGCCTTCGCCAGAATCCGATCCCTACCGAAGAGGGCGGCGACATTCGGCTGGCTCCGCTGAATATGGTTCCGCTCGAAACACTCGGCAAGCAGGACACAGAGACGGCGACTGCGGTGATTACTACGGGCGAAGACGAAGAGACAGTGATAACCGATCTCGGCCGCGCGCGGATCGTCAATACCTTCCGGCGTCTTTTCCGCGATGCCGTCGGCCGGATCGTGAACCGCAAAAAGCCTGACGAGCTCTTCGCCTATCGCGCGCTGCAGCCCGCGATCGCGTCGATGGCTGAATCGATTATGGCGATGTACTACACGCCGGATGAGGAAGCGAAGCAGAAAGCGGAGAACGAATCGACACGGCTCGGGAAACAGTTCGCGGCCGAGTCGCACGGATGGGCGAAGAGGGAAGCGAGCGCGCTCGCGACCGAGATCACCGACCGGGCATATACCGGGCTGTTTGCGGAGCTCGTCGGATGAGGAAATTCGCGCCCGCGGAAGTGGCCGCTTACTTCCGGATACCGATAGACCAAATCGATGAGGAGAATTCTATGAAGAATCATCGACCGAAGCTGAAGCCGTGTTTCCGCGCCGCTCTTCAATCCGACGGGACGCTGGAGCTCCTCGTATACGAAGAGATCGGCATCGATTGGTGGACCGGCGAAGGTGTAACGGCGAGCACGGTAAAGCAGCAGATTGATGGGGCCGGGAATTACTCGAAGATTGCGGTGCGGATCAACTCGCCGGGCGGTGATGCCTTCGAGGGTGTCGCGATTTTCAACCTGCTGCGTGCGCAAGGGAAGCCGGTCGATGTTTTCGTCGATGGAATCGCGGCTTCCGCGGCGTCGATTATCGCGATGGCCGGAGATACGCGCACGATGGGCGGCGGCGCGATGCTAATGATTCATAACGCGTGGGCGTCGTGTACCGGCTACGCCGAAGATATGCGCAAGATGGGCGATACGCTCGATAAGGTCTCCGGCTCAGTCGCCGATATCTTCGTGGCGCGGGCCGGGCTCACCGCGGAGAAGTCGAAAGAACTGATGGACGCGGAAAGCTGGCTGACCGCGGCCGAGTCGATGGAGCTCGGTCTCGCGACCGCGGTTGCGGAGCCGTTGCCGGGCGACGAGCTCGCGCTCGCGCTGGCGAAGAGCTTCAAGGCGCTGAAGCGGTTGAAGCAGGTGCCGGCCGCGTTGAAAAACGACGAGCCGGAGCCGGAAGGCGCGGCGCGGAATCAGGACGGCGATTGCTCGTGTTACTGCGCGCAGTGCTCGATCGGGAACTGCGCCGGGTGTGCCTGTGATGGATGCGACTCGGTGAACTGCGATGCTGACTCTTGCAACTGCGCGAATAACGCCGGGATGAAAGCACCGCTCGATATTTACGAGCGCGAGCTCGAAGCGGTCGAGCTTTCTCTGCGCACCTAAAACCAAGTTCACGAAAGCGGAGCTCTGCACAACCGGTCTCCGGACCGACAGGGCGACGTGTGCGAAAAGCGGCCGGAGCTCGGGCTTCGGTGGGCGCGCAATCCACCTACGGAGAAAAGGCAATGTCATACGCAAAGGATTTGCGTGAGAAGCAGGCGCGCCTTGCTACGAAGATGCGCGCTCTCGTGGACGCGGCCAAGAGTGCGGACCGTGGTCTGAATACGGAAGAGCGAACCCAGTGGGACAACCTGATTGCAGAGTTCAATGCGAATGAAGCCACGATCAAGGCTGAAGAGATGATCGGGAAGATCGAGACCGATCTCGCGACGGTGCGCGGCGACGAGCTCGTGCCGGCATTCGCGGGCGCGCAGCCTGCGGCCAGCGGCGCGCGCGGGAAAAAGCCGAAGGACGATACACCGCACGGGAAAGCATTCGCGAAGTGGCTCCGTCACGGTCTCTCGGCGCTGTCTCCGGCCGAACAGACGGTGATGAACAGCCGCGCGGTCTCGCTCGACTCGATTGGGATCCAGAACGCGCAGACCATTACCGGATCGGGCGGCGGCTACCTGATCCCGCAGGGATTCTCCGACCAGTTAGAGGAAGCTCTGAAGTGGTACGGGGGAATCATTAATGAAGTCGATACCTTCGACACCGATACCGGGAATCCGCTTCCTTGGCCGACGGAAAACGACGTAGCGAACAAAGGCCGGTTACTCGCGATCAATACGCAGTTGACGACGACCGATCTGGTCTTCGGCCAGGTCGTATTCAACGCGTATACCGGCACGAGCGATATCGTGCTGGTTCCGATCCAACTGATGCAGGATTCCTACTTCGATATGGATACCTATGTGGCGCGGGCTCTTGGGACGCGTCTCGGCCGCTTGGTGAACTTCCAATGCACGATGGGGACCGGTGGCGGTGTCGCGCCGAACGGGATTCAGCCCGCGGTCGTCGCGGCGGGCAATATCGTAACCGGCGCGACCGGATCGAGTACCTCAGTCGGATACAAAGACCTTGTGAACGTATATCACGCGGTTGATCCGGCGTACCGTGACCGGCCAACGTCGAAGTATATGTTCCACGATTCGACGCTGAAAGCGATCCGGCAGCTTACTGATACGGCTGGCCGCCCGATCTGGCAGCCGGGAATCAGCGCCGGTATCGGCGGCGGCTTCCCTTCGACGATCATCGATCGGCCATATGTCGTGAATAACGATATGCCCGCGATGGCCGCGAGCGCGTACGGGATTCTGTTTGGCGATCTCTCGAAGTACAAAGTGCGCCGCGTGGCTGGCGGCGTCACCATGATGCGGCTCACCGAACGTTACGCCGATTATTTGCAGGTCGGCTTCCTCGGGTTTATGCGCTTCGACGGTCAACTGCTCGACGCCGGTACGCACCCGATCGCCGCGTGGCAGAATTCCGCAACCTAATCACCGACAACTTAACCGGGGGAACACGGAGCCGCTCGGGTTTGCGGGCGGCTCCGCTCGCGAGGAGAGATTGCGATGAGAGTGAAGATCATCGAGCCTGTCGCCGGTCACGCCGACGAACGTTACAACCTCGAAGACCACGTATTTAGGCCGGGCGAGATCGTGGAGCTCGACGACGGGCTCGCGCAATCGTGGATCGATTCCGGCCGCGCCGCGATTCCCGACCCGGAGCCACCCGCGCCGCCACCAGATGGTGGTGACGGTGGCAATGGCGGCGACGAGCAGCTTACGAGACACAAAGCGGTTGGAAAGAAAACGATCGAGCCCGCGCCGCACCACTCGCAAAAAGGGAAGTAAAGGAAGACGCCGATGGGATTCCTCACGCTGAAAGCTCCGGCGATCGAGCCGGTCACGACGGCGCAACTGATCGGCTACGGGCATATTGATCCGAACGAAGATCAAGGCTTGCTCTCGATGCTGATTACGTCGGCGCGCGAGTGGGCCGAGGAATTCACGAAGCGTGCTTTTGTCTTCCAAACCAAGCGGCTACTGATGGATTTCTTTCCCGGCGCGGTGAATCCTGCGCTGGTCGGCGACAGCTTTACGACGCCGTTTGTCTGGGGTCCGAATTCAGCAATGATCGGGATTCAGTACGCGATCCGGCTTCCGTGGCCGCTGGTGCGTCAGGTTCTTGCGCTCAATTACAAAGACCCGAACGGCGTCACGGTAACGATGCAGCCGGGCGTTAACTTCGTGGTTGATGTTGACTCTCAGCCTGCGCGCCTGACGCCGAACGTAGGGACATATTGGCCGGTGGCCTATATCATCCCCAACGCTGTATGGGCCGATTACGTGACCGGGTACGCCGGGCCGATCACGGTCGGGATCAATCAGGGCTCGAAGACGCTTAACTCGACGTTTAACTTCCTGAACCGCGATATCGGCGCGCCGATCTCGATCCCGAATGCGGGCGCGGGTGGGAATTCGCCGCTTAATACCACGATCGCGACGGTCGATGCGAACGGTAACGCGACGGTCGCCGATGCCGCACTCGCGACCGCGCTCGCGCAATCGACAAACTTCGGCGCGATCCCGTTCTCAATTCAACAGGCCATACTCGCGCTTGCCGCGCAGTGGTATGAGAAGCGGCTTCCGGATACCAACGACATTCCGGCCGGAGTGAAAGCGCTGCTCTGGCCGTACCGCGATTTGAGGATGTAATGCCGGAAGTTCCGATCTTTTACACGCGCGATCCGCTCGTAACCGAGCCCGGCGAGCTTCATCACTTCGTACGGATGCAACGCGCGTCACAGGCGGGCGATTCGTTTGGCAAGTCGATCAACCCGGCGCAGTGGGATGAGGTCTGGACCGGTTGGGCGGCGATCTATAGCGCAGGCGGGCGCGAAGCGGCGATGGCGTCGCATATCGTTAGCGCGGTTACACACGTGGTTAAGATTCGCTGGAGCCCGATCGTAATGATGCGGGCGAATTACCGGCTGGTCTTCGGTTCGCGTTATTTCACCGTGCAGTATATCGAGAACGTGAAAGAGCGCAACTTCGTTCTCCTGCTCTACTGCGTTGAGATCGATTCGGGTGGCGCGTGATTCAGGAAGGAATGGTTGCGCGTCTCCTCGCAGATCCCGGCGTGAGCGCGATCGCGGGCGCGAATGTATTCGTCATGCTGGCGCCTGACGAGACGCAGGCGAATTATCCCTGCGTAAGTTACGCGCTGGTCGGCGGCTCGCTGGCGCGCGACTTTCAAAGCTTCGGCGTACGCCGGCAGCGGATCGAATTGAATGCCCACGCTTTCACCGCGGCCGAAGCCGCGCGGCTCCGCGAAGCGGTCATCGTTGCGCTTCAGGACTGGAAGGAAGTGCTTCCTGACGGGAATACCGTCATCGATTGTTATCTCGCCAACCCTGGAATCGACTTTCTCGGCGAAGACCGCATCTTTCGCTGCTTGGTCGAATTCTATGTCGATTACAACCCACCCGCATAAAGAGGAGCAGAGAGCGATGGCCGTTCACACCGTTCACAGCGAGAAGAAAGCAACAGCGACGCCAGCCGAAACGCCGACGCCGCAAGTGTATACGGGCAGCAAGGCGCAAGCGGGCCGCGGCTCGCTGCTCTCGATCGGTGCGACGCCTACACCGATCGGCGAGTGCGCCGATGTTCCCTTCAACCGGCCGGAGTGGGACACGGTCGATACGACTAACTTTGATTCGGGCGCGGATGAAGAACAACTCGTGACGATCCGTAAAGCGGCGACTTTCTCCGTGACCGGGAACCGGGTCAGCTCCGACGCGGGACAGACCGCGGCCGAAGCCGCATATCAGGGCGGTACGCTTCAGCAGTTTACGTTTACGCTGCCGAAGACGACCGCGCAGACGACGACCGGCGATAAGTATGTCTTCAATGCGTACGTGAAGGGATCAAACTTCAAGGTGAGCCCGACCGGGAAGATTGAATTCACGCTGAATCTTCAGACCAGCGGGCCGGTCGTCCTGACCGTAGGTTCATAAAGGGGGAATAAATGACGCGTGGAATTGCGGGAACGATCGGTGACGCATCGCTGACGCGTACGCCGGTTACGGTGAAGGGGAAAGAGTACGATCTCTGCTTCGATCTCGGCGCGCTATCGGAAGCCGAGAGCGCGATCAACGCCGAGTACGCCAAAGCGAAGCTGCCCGATCGCGTCAATTTGTTAGTGGCGCTAACGGATTTCAACCTGAGAAACACGCGGATACTCTTCGCCGCGGCGTTGCGCACGTTTCATCCGGAGATCAGCTTTCAAGAGGCGCTGGAACTGCCGGCAATTCCCGATCTCTATCGCGTCATCAGCGCGATCGAGGAAGCGTGGACGGCTTCGACCGCGGATGCCGAGCACCCTCCCGAGCCCGTCGCGGTCGCGGGCGAGTAAAACGACCGCAGCCGACGTGGGGCGAGTATTACGCTTTCGCGCGTATGCGGATGGGTCTCACGAAAGAGGAATTCTTCGCGCTGACGCCGCGGTTATTTTCGGAGCTCCGCAAGCAATACCTCGCGCGCGAGCGTGAGCAGCATACGATGCTCGCGCTCCTCCGGCTCGACGTTATCAACTTCAGCTATCGCGCGCCGCGGGATCGGATCACGCTCGATGACTTACTTCCTCCGGAGCCGGTCAAACGGCCGCGGCTTACGGCGAAGCGGCAGCAGCAGATCGCCGATGGTGTGCGGCGACTCTTCGCGCATTGCGTAATCGAAAAGCGGTGATGATATGGGCGCGTTCACGATGGAGCTTCACGGCTTGAAAGAGATCGATACAAAGCTCAGCGGGCTGAAAGGTCCGGTTGCGCGCCGACTCATTCACGACGCTGTGATGGAGGGCGGGAAGGTACTTCAGACCGAAGTGCGGCTCCGCAGCCCGGCGCGGCCATCGCTGCCGCACGGCTCCGCGATCCCGCCCGGCGCGCTGAAGAGTGATATCGAGCTCCGCTTCGGATTCACCGAGGAAGGCTTACCCTGCGCGATCGTAAAGCCGGGAAAGTACACCGCACACGTGGCGCGGTGGCTCGAATATGGTCATCGGCTGGTGCGCGGCGGCTATAGCAAGGTATTGACGGGTGGCCGTACCCGCGGCAAAGGTCACGAAGTCGGCGCGGTGCAGCCGTATCCGTTTATCAGACCGGCGTTTGAAACGGCGCGCATGGCCGCGCTCGAAGCCACGGTTCAATCTTTTGAGCGCGAGCTTCCCGAAGCGATCCAGACCGGCTCTCTGCCGGGAACCGCGCCTGAAGGTGGTTCGATCGATAGCAACCTGAGCGGAGACGAAAATGGCTGAAGTTGCGGGCGAGTTAAAGCTCTTACTGAGCGTAGACGGAACGACGTGGAGCTCGGCGATCGATCGCGCGCAGCAGGAGCTCGACAAGCTGAAGCGCAAGACCAGCGAAGCCGGGAAGGTGACGCGCGCCGAGATGACCGAAGCGCGCCACGCGATCCACCTTTTGGGCGCGGAGATCGGCGTCGAGCTTCCGCGCGCGGTTCAGGGATTCATTGCCAAACTGCCGGGCGTCGCCGAAGTTATGTCCCACGCTTTTGCGGCGACCGCGGTGATCGGGATCGGCGTCGCGCTTTTTGAAGCCGGGAAAAAGGTCGTCGAGTTTATCGAGAAAACGAAGCGCGCTGCGGAGGAAGCCAAGCGCGCGACCGATAAGCTCATCGAAGGTCGGCACCTTGCCACGCTGGAGCTCGAAGCATCGACGGCCAAGATCGAGGAGCAGATCGCGAAGCTCGAAAAGAAACCCGGCGACGGTTTGAAGCTCGGTCTCGCGGAGGCGCGCGTCGAAGCCGAAAAGCTCGCGCAATCGCTCCGTGGCGATGTGGAGCAGTTACACCAACTCGTCGAGACGAAAATGTCGGCGGGCTGGCTGATGCGAGCGGCGACGGGCGCGGCCGGCAGTCAGGGCACACTCGACCAGATCGATAAGTATGGCGAGAAGCTCGAAGAGATCGCGCGCATTACCGATCCCGCGAAGCGCACCGAAGAGATGAAGGAATACACCGGCGCGACGCTGAACGCGCTCCACGAGGAGATTACAGCGCGGGAACGGCTACAGCAATTAGGCGCGAAGATTGCGCCCGGTATGACCGTCAACCCTTTAACCGGTGCGGAGACGAGCGAATTTGAAGCGCTGAAGCGGAGATTCGGAACGGGGGGCGATCAGACGAAGGTGCTTCAGGCGTTGAAGGCATTTCACGATAGCGTACAGATGCAGTATGACTTTTCGGCCGCGACCGAAGAGCACATGACGGAGCAGCAAAAGCTCGACCGGCTTACGGCCGAGAAAGAACGTCAAGACCTGGCCAAGCAAGCTGTCGAAGCGCTGAAGCGCGAGACCGCGGAGCGTATGGCCGTATACGAGAACGATCTCGCCGCGCAAAAAGCCGCGCATCAAATGTCACTCGAAGAGGAGCGCGAGTATTGGCAGAAGCGGCTTATGACCGGAACCAATCTGGGCGATCCGATCAACGCGCTTATCTCGCGCAAGATCGCGCCGCTTTCACAGGAGATTTTCAAGCGCGATACCGAAGCCGCGAAAGAGTGGGTCAAGATGATGCAGGAGCTTCAGACCCAAGCGGATCGGGTTTCTGCGATGGAGAATCCGCTGGTGCTCGATCGAGCGCAGGCGCGCGAGGAATCGCAGACCACCGCGGCGCGGATGGCGGCGCTGCATGACCGGCCGGAGCTCCTCCGGCAGATCACCGCGGCGCAGGACGAATTGAACGCGAGCGAGGCTGTATCTGCGGGATTGATGGACCGGCGTACGGCCGAGATGATCAATCAGCGGAACGTAATCGCCCGGCTGACCAGCGAGCTCGAAGAGCTCGAAGGGCGGCGCGCCGCGGTCGCCGGGATGCCCGCGAATCTCTACACGCCGACGATGAACCCGGAAGCGATCGAGAATCAGATCATGGCGAAACAGGCCGAGATCGCTGCGGCCAAGCAAACGCTACAGTACGAAGCGGAGCGCGATACCTTCGGCGGCGAGATGCGCGCCATGTTCGCCGAGTGGATCGAGCGCGCCACCGATCTGAAACATGCGATGACTTCGATTTTCGACGAGTCGCTGAATTCGATCAATAACGCGATTCTGCGCACGATGACCGATCGCTACCACCGCGGCGAGTGGAAAGCGGCCGGTCGCTCGATCTTTACCGGGATCGCGGGAACCGGGCTCACTGCGGCCGAAGGCGCGCTGATGAAGGGTCTCGGCTTGGGCGGCAAGCTAGGCACTCGTGAAAATCCGATGTGGATTCGCGACGCCGGGACCGTCGCCGTGGGAACGAAGCGCGCGGTCGAATCGATGTTCAATACCGCGACCGGTGGGACGACGGCCGCGGGATCGTGGGTGGGGAAGATGTTCGGCACTCTTGCCCACGCCATCCCGTTTATGGCGTCGGGCGGTTCGCTCGATGCCGGGATGCCGGCAATCGTCGGCGAGCGCGGGCCGGAGCTCTTCGTCCCGAGCGGTTCCGGCCGGATCGTTCCTAACAATCAACTCGGCGGGATGACGCACATCTGGAACATCGACGCGCGCGGCGCGAGCGATCCGGCCGCGGTCCGGTTTGCGGTTCAGCGCGGGATCGCGGAAGCGGCTCCGCGGATCGCCGCGGGCGCGATCGCCGCCAGCCGGGATCTGGACCGGCGCAAGCCGCTTATGGCTCGTTAAATCGCCCGGCCGCGGCTCGCCACAGGCTTGTGGCAGGGTTGGCAGGCTCGATGGTAGGGGAAACACCGTCCAAACCGCGGCGCGAGCTCCTCGGCCGCTCCGGAGAAATGCGCTATGAATGTCTGGATCATTCGGGCCGCGGCCGCGGCTCTCCTTGGGCTCGGTCTGCCTGCGCTCGCGCAACCGGCCGGGCAGCAGCGAAGGCAGGATCGCCGGGAAGACCGGAGGAATGGCCGCGCGGCTCCACCGCTCGGGTATACGGCGGTATCGGCGGCGAACCTGACCGACTCTACCGGCACGCCGATCGGCAATGCCACGATTGCCTTTGCGCCGGTCGATAACAGCGGGAAGCCGATTAGCTATCAGGTGAACGGAGTCGGGCAGGCACATTCGCAGCCGGTTACGACTTTAGTCGTGTCGGGCGCGATGAATATTCAACTCGCCGATACTGCGCTGACAAGGCCGCAGAACGTCTGCTTTTCGGTGACGATTACCGACAATATCAGCGGAAAGAATTTGCTCGGTCACGGGTATGAATGCTTTCAACCGGCCGGATCGGGACCGATGGTCACGACCGGCGTCTGTACCGCGGCGACGAGCTCCGCGGGCGGCTCGTGTAACTTCGATCTGTTCGTGCCGAACCTTCCCGGTCAAGCTCTGATTCAGACCGGGCCGACCGGGCCGCAGGGACCGCCGAATAATTTAGCGATCGGTACAACTTCTACACTGCCGCCCGGTTCGCAGGCGACCTCGCAGATTACCGGTGCGTCACCGAATCAGACTCTAAATCTTGGGATTCCTGCGGGTATACAGGGAGCATCCGGGCCGCCCTATACCGGCTGCGCTTCCGACGGCGCGAACGGTATGAATTGCTCTGGTGGTCTCGCCGCCGCGAAAACGGTCGTGCCGCAGCAGACTTATATCGGGTCCGGTGCTCCAACCGTACAGACTTGGCAGCCCACAAATACCGCTAACACTTTTTGGAATAGTTGCTGGATTAACGGCTTCAACATTCAGCCGGTGTGCGGCGTGCCCGGCATAGGGTATATGGGGCCGTTCGTGCGCGTCGTGTGGAACAATCCCGTGCAACCTGTCAACCAAGATAGCTATCAGGTAATGCAGATTCACGGCGATGCGATCACAGGTGGTGTAAATCAATCCTCACCGTCAACCCAGAAATCAAATTTCAATTCATTGACCGGTTCCCAACTGTCGTATACGCCGGGGCAACATGCCGCCATCACTGCGCGCATGTTCAACGGAAGCTATGGTGATACGGCGGGACTCGTCGTTTTGAACTACGAAGGCGGGAACACGAACGCGGCCGGGGATGAGGGTATCGAAGGCGCTGTAATTCGGACCGGACAAATGTCTACTGAGTTCACCGGAATCGTGAGCAGTGTTTCCGGTAATGTGCTCAACTATACATCTCCCGTTGCTGAGTATGATCGCGGCGAGGGGCGGCTAGTTATCAACCAGACGACTGGCATGTACACCACGGGCACCATCGCGTCGATCAGTGGCACACCGCCCACGGTGACGGGAACCGGTACCGCATGGACAACGTTAGGTGCGGTTGGAGCAGTCAGCAACCTGTGCTTTTCGCTTACTAATGCGAACACACAGAATCCAGCCAACACGCATCCGTACGTGAACCGTGTGCGCTCTATCGGCAGTGATACCAGCATCGTGCTCGACTATTCGTTTAGCGGCTCTGATGTTGCTTGGGCAGGTGACGCGACAACCGGCGCATACACGATGTACAAGTGTTCCAAAGTCACGAAGGTTGCAGAAACGGGGAGCATGACGGTTGCCGATGGAACACAGTTCACCACCGGCGACCACTTGATGATTCCGCTTGGCGATAATGTACTGATAAATGGTATAGCACTTTCAGTGCAACCCTTCGTGCCCAGTTCAGCGGGCGGAGGATACGCCATAGCTATTGGTGCCTACTCCAATACGCGCTGGTATCGTAATGCAATCACGTTTGCGGGTAACTACACTAATAGCCTTTTCCTCCATACATCTGGTGGAGTAACACCTATCGCAAACTCAACCTATTACACCGATCAAACTGGAATGGCAACGATTCACAATTTGTCCGGTTATGGTGCGTCGGCTACAACGAGCTTATTGCTTTTAACACGCGGTAATTTTGGCGGTACCTACATCGAACAATACGCGCACAGCACTGATAACAGAACGTTCAATGGTGCGGCTTCGTATGTCTTCACGATGCGCGATACGACAGCGGGACGTTTCTGGATTAATAGCAGCTCAGGGATTCCGGTTCTTTATTGCGATGCTTTCACAACGTTTGGGTGCAACGTGAACAACAGCGCCATGCTCTACGGGAACAGCGGCAACCAGTCTACTCGCACTTGGAGCCTGAACGCCGGGAACGGCGTCTTTCAGCAATACCCGCAAGGGACACCGGCAACGGTGGCGACGCTGCCGACGTGTAATGCGGCCGCGCGCGGTTCTTACTCGTTCGTGACGGATGGCAACGCGCCGACATATCTAAGCACAATTACAGGCGGCGGTGCGGTTGTTACTCCGGTATTTTGTAGCGGCACGGCGTGGGTAGCGCACTAAAAGGGGAAACCATGAGACGACCAATCTGGAGCGTTGTTTTAGGCGTATGCCTTGGAATGGCGCTATCCACTGTCATCATTCGGGCTGAGGGCGGCGATCCGTGCGCGGCGATAAAGCTGGAGAATGCGAAGTTACACGTCGAGAATGCCACGCTGAAGCTCCAATTTCTCCAGTCGCAGAGCCAACTCATGCAGCAGGCATTCGAGCAGGCGCAGAACGAGAAGCGCGCCGCAGACGTGGAACTGGAAAAGCTCCAACCGAAGGTAGCGGAGAAAAAATGAAAGCCAAAGTATGTTTACTGCTATTGCTCGCGATCTCTCTCGGGGCGCGAGAGAAATCGGTGCCGCCGCAGTTCGCGCACCTTCCGAGCGGAACGGACGACTATACGTGCGGCGGGAATGTCCCTTGCGCGTCCTGGCCGATGCCGCCGCTTCCCGAGCCCGGCGCGAGCTTCGTGGATACGACGTACGGCACGACGACGTATCGGCTGGCCGCGCCGCTTACGAATCACGAAGCTATGTCTACTTACTCGCGCGTGCAGGCGTGGAACTCTGATAACTCGAAGATGTTTGTAACCGACCGGGACGGCTACGCCGTCTTATATGACGCGACGACCACGCCGCCGACGTATATTAACCGCATCATTCCCGATGTGGGCCTTATGCTTCCGGTCTCGCTCGATGTTCTTTGGAGTAATACGGATCCAAAGCGCATTTACTACGTACCGAACCGATCGAGCGGGCACGGCTTAGAGCTCCGCTTCGTCGATATCTCCGGCTGTACGGCCGCGGCGTGTAACTTAACTTCGACGCTAGTACATACCTTCGCATGCACTTCGGATGCGGTGGGCGGCGACATTCCCGCGGGCGTGCCCGGCAACCAGATCGAGACCGGCAGTGGCGCACAAGGCGGCATGTTCGACAAGACCGATCGCTACTTTTCATTCTCCTGCGATGCGGTCGATGGCACCGGCCGGCACGAGATCGATTTCGTACGCTACGACCGGCAAGCCGATCAAGTGACCCATCAGGGTAAGTGGTACTTGGTATGTCCGGGGCAGACTCCGAGCGGCTGCGGCACATGGAGTACGACGGGCTTGCGTAGAAATCTCTTCAGAATGAATCAACATCCAGATGCGAGGTTTATCACCGTTATCTGGCAGGGCGGCTCACGGGATGCGAACTGGACGCGCGGCATCGGCATCGAGGTATTCGATCCTTCCTACACCTATCTGGGCGTGGCGTTTCCTTATCCCGGCCATCAGGACAATGGCTATGACATCAACGGCGTTCCCGTGCTGGTGGCGATCGGGGGCCAGCGCAACAACATTGACGATGAACGTGCTATTTCCGTCGCGGATTTAAGCAAGGTTTTGCCTGATAAGCAGAGTTACAAACGCTACCTGATGCCGTGTAGTTATGCGCGACAACCCAATTGCACAGGTACCTCGCTTTCGGGCAAACATAGTGCGTCGCACGTCTCGATGACGGCTTGGAACCTTCCCGGCTACGCAGAGATTTCGACCATGATGATGGCCGGGCCGAGCTTTGGGACCACGCCGCAATATCCACCCGGCACGACGTTAGGCACCGTAATCGCCGCGCCGGGCGTCGTCGAGGTTACTCCGGCGAGTATGACGCAGATCGCGCCGGGCGTCGTCTCGACGATCGACAGCGGCGCAAATATGGAATCGGTTACGTGGACCGCGGTAACAGCGACGACCGCGACCGCGGCGTTTGCCAAGGCTCACGCGAGCTCCGCGGTTGTCGGCTGCCTGAGTTGCGGGAATACCGGCTTCGGTGCGATGGAGAACTTCGCGGTGTTGATCGATTCCTCTCTGCCTGAAAACTCTCCACTTCAGTTTTGGCGTATCGGGCGCACGATGGCGATCCGCGACGCCGATTACAACGCCGAGCCGCATACCGCGGTGGATCGCGACTTCACGCAAATCGTCTGGGGCTCGACGTGGAATGTCGATCCCGGGGTGAATGGTTTGACGTACGCATTCTGGACGCGACTCGGCCAGGCGCCACCTCCCGAGCCGATCCCGCCGAAGCCGTGCGATTGCGCCGGGCTGAACCGGATCGTACGTAAGTGGGCGTGGTTCGTTGTACTGATGCACGTATTGATCGGAGCGATCGTATGGGTACTGTGGTTCAAATTCCTGCGCAAGCGATAGTGATCCCGACGCAGCGCGGGCTCGATGCGGTAATCGATCTAGGGATGGACCCGGAGGGTGTCGCGGATTGTTCGGCGATCCTTCAGGAATATCTCGACTCGGGCGGCGGCGAGTGTAACGAGCTCCACTTCCCGCCCGGCGTGTATTACTTCGCCGGGATGGTCAAGACCAACGCAAAAAATATCAAGCTGGTCGGCGACGGCGCGCTCGCCAATATGGGCGACTCGTCGGTAGTCTTTTACGCCGATCGCGAGCTCGAAGCGCTGCTTTGGTGGAACGGCGCGGAGACGCACTCCAATATGAACGGGCCGCGGATCGAGGGAATCCAGTTTCAGGATCGCTCGACGAATCATAATCAGCTTCGCTCCGCGATCAAGTTGAGCGCGACCGCCAACAGCGAGCTCCGCATCGGATTGCTAAATCTCCGGCCGCGGCGATACAGCGACGGGCTGGTGAGCGTAGCGACGCAATCGCGCACCGTATACCTCAAAGGCGGCGCGTGGAGCGAAGTCATGCGGCCGGGCTGGATCGTCATCGACGGTTATCCCTATGAGATCGCGTCCATCGAATCCGACACGAGTATTACGCTGGCGATCGCGTATCAGGGCGAGACGGCGAACGATCGGCCGTATGCGGTGAATTGGGGCGGCGTGGGCGTGTGGCTCGATCCGGCGACCGATTTTACGCAATACGGAAAAGACTGGTCTATCAACGGGCGGTGCGGCTGCGCGCTCTTCGCTTCGGCGGGAACGGCCGAGCCCGGCAACTACACCGGAACGTCGCGAATCAAGGTGCGCTCCGGCTACGTGAACGGCGAAGGTATTCCCGACTCGATCGCTTGCTATCTCGGTCCATTCTCCGACACCTTTGTGTGGGACGTGGCGATGAACAGCTTTGCTTTCGGCGTAGTTATCGCGAACGGCCATCAGCATGATATCCAGCACGCCGACTATGAGAATGCCGGTGGACCGCCGCCTGTAACCGGGAAGCCGAACGAGCACGGAAGCTGTCACGGCATGTTGGTTATGAGTGATAACCCCAGCGATACATACGGGAACTGCATCGGCGGCTACTTCCGGCAGATCGGGACCGCGATCGAGCTTTATGGTCAGCCCGGCTACGCGCCGAACTATACCCACCTTGGCGTCTGCACTTTCCGCAGCAACAAAGTGAACTTCGTGAACGGCAACGCGACCAATACACTCGGCGATCTCTATTCGACCAGCCGCGAAGGGTATGATGGCGACCATCACTGTGAGCGGTAACGTCTACACGTTGATCCCGCTGCCCGCCAAGCCTGCGCCCGCGGCGATCTCCGTCTCGATGAGCGATACCGTTGCGGTGGTCGAGTCTCCCTTCGTACCCGCGCAGGTACAGACGCAGACCTGGCCCGCGGCTGATCGCTGGAGCTTCGACGTACAACTCCCCAAGATGGCGCGCGCGACCGCGGTGAACTGGATCGCGTTTCTGGCCGCGCTGCAAGGCGTTGCGAACGTCTTCCAGATCGGCGATCCCATGGGGAAGCAACCGCTCGGCGTGGCGAGCGGCGCGCCGGTCGTCGATGGCAACGTGGCGAATGCGGTTGGCTCGTACGCGCTCGGATCCAAAGGCTGGACGCCGAACGTTTACCGGCAACTGATGCCCGGCGATTACATCCAAGTCGGAAACCGGTATTACCAAGTAACCGCACAAGTGAACGCGAGCCTGCTTGGCAAGGCGACTATTTCGATCTGGCCTTCGTTACGCGAGACGCCAGCCGATGGAACCCAGATCGTGCTCGTGAATCCGGTCGGCGTCTTCCGGCTGTCGAGTAATAAGCGCCAGTGGCACGCTTCGCCCGCGACGTTGACCGAGATCGGCTTCAGTTGTAACGAGGTCATCTAGCTTGCCGCGCAATATCTCCTCGCCGATGTTAGCTTCGCTAACGTCGAGCGCGATCCGGCCGGGCTTCCTCGCTTCACTTACCTTCCATACCGGCGCTCAGTACGTCTGGAGCGGTGCCGGCAATCTCGTCTACAACGGCAATACCTATCGCGGCGTGGGATCGCTCGGCCGGATCGGGACCATCGACGAAGGCACGGACGTGCGCGCCGCGGGTACGACCGTGACCCTGAGCGCGATCGATCCCGCGCTGCTCTCTGAGTGTCTCTCCGATATCCAGCTTGGAGCTCCGGCCGCGATTTACTTCGCGCTCTTCGATACCAATCTTGCGCTGATCGGTACGCCGTACCCGCTCTTTGTGGGAACTGTAGACCAGCCGGTGATTCAGATCGGGCCGACCGAGATGACGATCTCGCTGAAGCTCGAAAACAAGCTCGTGAATTTACAGCGCGCCAATATGCGCCGTTATACGGCCGCGGACCAGCGTCGCTATTACCCTAACGACACCGCATTTAACTGGGTCGAGCTCCTCAATGATATGGCTCTGAAGTGGAGTTGAAGCTCTTGATGGAGAGGCTATGGCTCTGAAGAGGAAACAGCACTGGGCGACGCGCAGCTTTCACGAGTTTCTCCTCGCGCGCGCTCGCGAGCCGTTCGCGTGGGGAACGAACGATTGCGCGCTGATGGTCGCCGACGGGATCGAGGCGATGACGGGCGTCGATATCGCTTCGGAATTCCGCGGCCGTTATTCGAGCGAATCCGGAGCTTTCGCGCTCATCAAGTCGATTACCGGCGGCGAGACCGTCGAGGATGCC